AAGACCCGCGAGCAGTGGCTGGAGCAGGCGGTCCGCGCCATGGACAAGCAGATCCTCGGCCCGGCCAAGCTCGCCATGCCCACCCTGTGGAAAATCACCTGCGGCTTCGCTCGTTCGTCGGGCCACAAGGCGATCGGCCAGTGCTGGCCGCCGGAACTTTCCGCGGACAAGAAGACCACCCACCTGATGGTCTGCCCCACCATGGGCGAAGACGCGGTCCGGGTGCTCGATATTGTCCTCCACGAAATGCTCCATGCCGCTGTGGGCTGCGAGCACGGCCACAAGAAGCCGTTCCGCGATGCGGTGAAGGCGGTGGGCCTGGACGGCAACGTGACCGCGACGATCGCAACGCCAGGCGGGGAGCTCCACAGCAAGCTCACGAGCATTGCTGCGAAGCTCGGCACCTATCCGCACCCGGCGATCCAGCTCAAGAAGTCGACCAAGAAGGGCGGTGGCGGCTGGATCCGTCTCATGTCGCCGGTCAACGAGGACTTCAAGGTCGTCGTCTCGCCCAAGGCGGTCGAGGAATTCGGGCTCCCGCTCGATCCGGACGGGAACACGATGGTGCCCGCCAACAAGGCGGCTGTCTCGGTCGTGAAGGCGGTCCTGGAGGACGCGTGACGCCAAGCGGGGGCGGGTCGCAAAAAGATCCGCCCCTGTTTACGACTTGTTAACGAATGGGTCGTAAGCTGAGAGCATCAGAAAGGGAGTAATGACGATGAAAGCTGATACGATCCAGAAGCTGATGGACCAGGCCTACGCGCGGTGGTCCGAAGGCATGGGGCCGGACGAATTCTGGGCCCAGCTGTCCGCCGCTGAGGAAGTGGCCGTGGCCACCGGCAACCTCAACTACCAGGTCGAGAACGGGGGCTTCAGCCAGTGGCTCGGCAACCGCTACGCCACTCCGGCCAGTGTGGCCGTTCTGCGCGCCACGCTGGCGCGCTGCGGCGAGCCGGGCGAGGCTGGTCTCAAGATCCTTAACGAGTTCCTGTCGGCGATCGCCTGGGACCAGGGGGAATACGACGAAAGCGCGCTCGACGACGAGGACTGGGATACCATGCAGGCTGCCTGCGATCGGTTGTCCTCTGCCTTCTACAAGGTCAACACGGCCATGGTCGAAGCGGTCGACGCCTACGTGGCCGCTACGTTCCGGCTGCCCGCCTAAGAAATCTGCATCGGCGCGCAGAAAGGTGCTTGCCTTTTGCGCGCCGGTCGCGTATGGTGGTCTCAAGAAAGGGAGTTACCAAGATGCGCTACGAACTTATCGCCCAGCGGGAAGCCCAGCCGGACCGGCTTATGGCCAAAGGCGGCATCGGTGGCCCAGCCACCGTCGAGGACGCGCTGGCCATCATGACCTCCAAGGTCGAAGAGCTGGAGGAAGCCGGGCGCTGGCCCGAGGGCTTCGATGCGGCGGTTCGCCTGGATGGCGTGCTCTGGTGGCTCGCCGGAGACGAATGGGAGCTGGCACAATGATCAAATCCATCGGCTACGCCTACGCCACTTCGACGATCGCCACCCAGCTGGGTGCGCGCGCCTCGGGCTGCTACTACGTTGCGACCCAGGCCGACGAGACGGATGCAGACGCCAAGGTCGTCGGCGGTCCCTACGCCTCGCTGGAGGAAGGGGAGGCGCGCTGCGCGCGCCCGGACCTGCGCCATGTGCGCTGGTCGCGCTACACCAAGCGCGCGGCGGTGGCCAATGCGTAGGGCGCGCGTCTGGTGCTCGTCCTGCGCGGGGCTGGAGCGGGGCTTGGTCGTCCGCCCTGGGGAGAGGCGTGGTCGCCGATCGCTGTGGGGCTGGCGCTGCCCGACCTGCGGCGCTCCGGCGCGCTCGGTTGAACGGTGGTTGGACCGCTGGGCTCGCTGGCTGATCTTTGCGGCGCTGCTCGCCTTCCTGGCCGCTGGGCTGGCTTGAGAAAAAGCTGCTGTCCGTTTACGACTTGTTAACGGATCGGTGGTAGAAGGGTTCGCAGAAAGGGAGTTACTGAGATGATCGCATTTGAGATCCTTGTTGGTGTTGCCGCTGGAGGCGCGTTCCTCCTGGCTGGGCTCTGGTTCCTGGCGCGCGCCGAGCGCCGCGCTGCCCTGGGCCGCGCTGACCGGCTCGTTGGCCGGGCCTGGGAGCAGGCTGAAGTCGAAAGCCCCACTGCCCGCGCCGCGCGTCTTGCGCGCCTGGCCGCTGAGCGGGATGGCGAGTGGAAGGCGAACGGCTGGGACCGGTGAGACGCGAACTCGATCCTCTCTACCAGGCACAGGCCTGGCTGGCCGCAGCGCCGGGCGATCGCCCTCCCTTCGAGGAGCTCCGCCCGCTCCTGCAACGGCTGATCCGGAAGGAGCGCCGCAGGGCAGCAGCGAACCGGGCCGCTCGTTCCAAGTCGAGTGCGCGCTCGACTGGCGCTTAACTGGATCAGGGCCAAATCGCACCTAAGCCCTTGTTTTCGCACGGTGTGCTTGACTTGCTCGACCAACTTGACCTGGTTTGGGTTCGCTCGGAGAAACGGCCCAGAGGGGCGGATCCCGTCGGACTTTGGGGCTCTACTTACTCTTCTTCTTCTAGTTAAGTAAGTAGAGTTAGTTAATATACCCTTGGAATTCCAGGAGATTTCTCGCTTGACTGCGCTTAACCTGCTCGACTTGCGCCTCCCCTGGGCTCACCGTAGGCAGCCGGTCCCTCCTGGGCCTGCCTCCCCTCCCCTCCCCCTCTCAGCTCCCGATCACGAAATTGTCAGGCCAAATTCGTGCGCGCCCGACCCTTCCTCGCAAGGCCCCCGTCTCTCAAGCCGCAACTTTCTGCACCCTGACACAAGATAGTGCTTGCCTTTTGCGCGCCCCTGGTCCATGCTACTCTCAGGCCCGCTACCTGGGCCTCTCATAAAGGGAGTATCAACGATGTCCTACCCCACCCTCGTCCGCGCCGCTGGCAAAGCCGCCGACCAAGGTCGCCTGGCGCTGGCTGCCCGGCTCTTCGCCTCGGCAGGTGCCAAGGCCCCCACTGCTCGGGCCGCGTTCTTCGCCTTCGAGCTCTCAAGGGACTATGCTCTGGCGTAGCTCGCAGAGGGGCTCTCCTCGCAGCGTCCCTCGTCCCTCTCTCCTGGCTTCTCGCAGAGCGGTCCTCGGCACAGCGCCGGGGGCCGCTCGTTCACGTGTGCGCGTCGCAGGCCAGGCCGGGGAGGGTTGGTCTGGCCCCTCCCCCGCTCGCACGGCGGCTTCGCCGGTCCCCTGCACGGATCCCCCGGCCAGGAATTGTGGGAAACCACTAATGTCACGAACCGACGGGGGGAGGGAGGGTCGATAAGCCCAGGAGGGGTGGGTTGCTCGATGCTCTCTCAGGAAAAATAATATCACCTTCACGTGATGACTTGCCCTCTCGCTTGCGCCGATGTATCAAGAGCACATGCCGACAGGAATTCGCAACGACGGGAAGCCCCACAAGCCCAACGGGAACAAGGAGGGGAGCAAGCCCTGGTCGAAGAAGCCCAAGGAGGAGCGGGCCGTGGGTCAAAGGGTGGGTGAACGCAAGATCGTGGACAGCTCCAACTGGCGTCGCCCGGCGCTCAACCCGAATGCCATCAAGTTCGATGACATCACCAAGGGCCGCTTCCTCGACGCGATCCTCACTCATGGCAAGCCAGCCATCGCCGCCAAGGCGTGTGAAGTGTCAATGCAGACGGTGCGCAACCACCTGAAGCTCGACCCTGAATTCCAGGAGCTCTACGACCAGGTGATGCAGGAGCGCGCGGAGCGCGTCACCAAGCAGATCGAGGAGGAAGCCCTGGCGGGCTTCGAGGAGCCCATCTTCCACGCCAAGACCGGCGAGCTGCTCGGCACCAAGCGTGTATATGAGACGCCGATCCGCTTGGCGATCCTGAAGCGCTATGACCCGGAATACAAGGAACGGTCCGAGACCACGCATGCTGGCACGATCGGCGTGTTGGTGGCCCCGGCCCAGGTGTCCCCGCAGGACTGGATTGCGCGCGAGCAGCAGCGCAACGAGAAGCGCCACGAGCCCGACAAGGAAAACCTGGACGCGCCCGACGCGGCGCGCGCTGCCCATCGGCTTATGGCCCCACCGGAGGAGACCTGATATGCCCCGCAAGCCCAACGCAGACGGCATCGACATTGGCACCCATGTCGCGACCCTGAACCTGTTCCGAGAGGCCGATGGCACTTTTTGGCTCACCGTGGCCGACGCCCGCCCGGCCATTGCGGAGGCGGAACGCCGCGCCGACGGCACCGTGCCGATGAACGTCATGGCTGAATGGGTGGAGGAAGCAGCGGCGCGGTTTGTGCAGAGCTGGAAGACCTACCGGCACTCGACCAAGACCCCACGGAGCACCTAACCTCATGCAGATGACCGATCCCTCCCTGGGCCCACTGTCCCAGGAGGACGAGGCCGAGTTCGAGCGGCGGTTGGCAGCTGCGCGCGTCGACGAGGAGAGCGTCCCCGTCGTCGAGGTGGGCGGGCACCCGGTCGCCTGGGCACCTCAGGAGGGCTCCCAGACCACCTTCATGGACTGCCCGATCCAGGAAGTGCTCTACCACGGGACGCGCGGGCCGGGTAAAACCGACGCGCTGCTGATGGACTTCGCGCAGCATGTGGGGAAGGGCCATGGAGCCGCCTGGGCCGGTGTCCTGTTCCGCCAGAGCTATCCGCAGCTGGCGGACGTGCAGGCGAAGAGCGAGAAGTGGTTCCGCCGCATGTTTCCGGGGGCCAAGTTCAACCAGACCAAGATGCAGTGGACCTTCCCGGATGGGGAGCGCCTGCTGCTGCGCCACATGTCCAAGGCGTCGGATTACTACAACTATCACGGCCACGAATATCCGTGGATCGGCTGGGAGGAGCTGTCCAACTGGCCGGACGACACGTGCTTCAAGGCTATGTTCTCCTGTAACCGCTGCTCGACGCCGGGCGTGCCGCGCAAGATCCGCGCGACCACCAACCCCTATGGCCCAGGGCATAGCTGGATCAAGGATCGCTACCGGCTGGAGGGTCAGTGGTGGCGCACGATCATCATCGACGATGCCAAGGACGCGGAGGGTCGGCCCGAGCCGCCCCGCGTGGCGATCCACGGTCATATTGATGAGAACCTGATCCTGCTGCGTGCGGACCCGGACTACAAGCGGACGATCATCGCCTCGGCGGCCAATCCTGAGATGGCCAAGGCGTGGCTGAGCGGCTCCTGGGATATTGCCTCGGGTGGCATGTTCGGCGACGTGTGGGACGGCAAGGTCAACATCATCCCGCCGTTCGTCATTCCCCAGGGGTGGCGCATCGATCGGTCCTTTGACTGGGGCTCCTCGAAGCCCTTCTCCGTGGGCTGGTGGGCGGAAAGCGACGGGTCCGATGTGCGCATGGCCGATGGGCGGATCCGTTCGACCATTCGCGGTGACCTGTTCCGCGTGGCGGAGTGGTATGGGTGGACGGGCAAGCCCAACGAAGGGCTCCGGATGCTGGCGCGCGACATTGCGCGCGGGATCGTGCAGCGCGAGATCAAGTGGGGGTGGCGCGATTTGGCGGGCAACTGCCGCGTGCGCGCTGGGCCTGCGGACACTCAGATCTTCGACGTGGAGAACGGTAACTCGGTGTCGGCGGACATGGGGCGGCGGGTGAAACTCGAAGACGGGCGGACCTACAAGGGCATCTCCTGGACCCGCGCCGACAAGTCGCAAGGATCTCGCAAGAACGGCTGGGAGCAGATGCGCACCGCGATGCGCAACGCCAAGCCCTTGGTCGCAGCGGACGGAACGGTGCTGCCCAGGGAAGAGCCGGGGTTGTTCGTGTTCGACACGTGCCGCCAGTTCATCCGGACGGTGCCAAATATTCCTCGCTCCGAGAAGGACTTGGACGATGTTGACAGCGACGCCGAGGATCACGTGGCAGATGAGGCGCGCTACCGGGTCCGCCAAATGAACTTGCGCACGAGAGGCTCTCATGTTATTGGGATGCACTGAGACACACACCAGTTGGAGATTGTGCAGTGCGGGGATCGATCCGAGACGGAATGGTCCCTCCGGCGCTGCGGCTGCCCCAGGTATTTCTTGCGACCATGATCTTCGCCTTGGCGACGTGGATCCACACTCGGCTCCCGTTGCCGCTCATGGCGCTGATCTTTCTGCCCAATCTGCTGGTTCATTTCAGCCAGAGGGCGTTGGCCGCATATCTGGAACGGGATGCCGCGCCGGGGGGCAAGATGATGGGCTTCTACTTCGACGAGCGGAGCCATCCGCTGCTTACGCTGTTTCTACGAGCATGCGCGGCACACCATCTCTGGCAATTGCCGCTGCTTTCGTCGGCGGCTACTCTCGCGATCGTGCATCGCGAGACCGGCGAGCCTTTGGCGCTCGCGGGCATGGTCATTTTCTACGTCCTCGTCCTCTCGCTGGAATGCTTCGTCCTCGTGACTGGCGTCCGGACGGCGGCTACATTCCGACGGAGCAGGGGACTGTAAGTAATGGTCGACGCGGGCTCAGCGATCGACAGCGTTCAGGTAGCCGGGCAGCCAGTATGGCTGGTCCTGCTGGGCAGCCTGCTTACGCTCGTGATCATTCCACTTTTCAACATGATCAAGCCGTATATCCTTACGGCGGAGCAGCGCGAGGCGCGCGCCGAGAGGTTGCGCGCCAAGGCCAACCAGGCGGAGACGGAGGCCATGGCCTTGCTGCGTGAAGAGCGGGATCGCGCGATCCAGCGCTATGAAGCCGAATTCAAGGCTCACATGGAGCTCGTGGGCGACCACAAGTTCGTGGCCCACAAGCTCGCCGAGATGGAAATGCGCCATCAGGAATGCGAGGAGCAGAACCGCGAAATGCAGGAGCGCATGACGCGGCTCGAAGCAATGATCACGCCGCCCGCAGCCAATTGATTGCTCTTCTCCGCATCGTGCAGTAGAGAGGTGTCATGGCACTCGACGCGCGACACCCCTCATATGTGGACCGAGCTCCTGATTGGGAGCTCCTGCGAGACGCCCAGGCGGGCGAGCGCGCGGTCAAGACCAAGGGCTTCGTCTACCTCCCGCCGACTTCCGGCATGTGGCACGACGGCATGCAGACCACGGAAGCCCCCGGCTACCGTGCCTATGCGGCCTACCGCACCCGCGCCGTGTTCCCGGACTTCGTGTCCGAGGCGGTGGGTCATATGTTGGGGCTCATGCACGCCCGGCCCGCGAAGATCGAGCTGCCCGCGCAGCTGGAGCCGATGCGCGCCGCCGCTTCGTCCCAGGGAGAGACCCTCCAGCATCTGCTGATGCGCATCAACCAAGAGCAGCTCGTCACGGGACGGCTCGGGCTCATGCTGGATCTGCCCGAGGGCAAGCGCCAGGGTGTGCCGCGCATGTTCCTCTCGCTCTACCCAGCGGAGACGATCCTCAATTGGGACGAGAACCTGGTCGGCGGCGACCGCACGGTGCTCAACCTGGTCGTGCTCGACGAAAGCCGCTATGAGCGCCGCCCCGGCCTGGATTGGGATTGGGTGGAGCGCTACCGCGTGCTCTCGCTTGGTCCGATTGAAACCAACGAGGTGACCGGCGTCTATGGGCAGGCGCTGAGCGACACCAAGGACATTCCCACCTCGCTGCTGCAGCCGTCCATTCAGGGCCGCACCCTCGACCGCATCCCCTGGGCGTTCATCAACACCAAGGACAACCTGTCGGAGCCAGATCGCCCGCCCCTCCTGGGCCTTGCACGGCTGTGCATGACCATCTACCGGGGCGAGGCGGACTATCGCCAGAACCTGTTCATGCAGGGCCAGGACACTTTCGTCACGATCGGCGCACCAGACACCGGCGAGGATGGCGAGCGCGTCGGCGCGGGGGCCATGATCAATCTGCCCGCTGGCGCGGACGCCAAGTATGTCGGCGTGCAGAGCCAGGGGCTGAGCGAGCAGCGCCAGGCGCTGGAGACCGACCGAGCCATGGCCGCGCAGCGCGCGGGCCAGCTGGCCACCGCCAAGTCCAAGCAGATCGAAAGCGGGGAGGCGCTGCAGACCCGCATCGCTTCGGTAACGGCCTCCCTCACCTCCATCGCCAAGAGCGGTGCAGCGGGCCTGGAGCAGCTCCTGCGCCAGGCGGCGGAGTGGGTGGGGGCCGACCCGGACCAGGTGAAGGTCGAGCCGAACCTGCAATTCCAGGATCTGTCTTTCAACCCGCGCGACATCGTCGAGCTGGCTTCGGCCCGCGCGATGGGCGCGCCGCTCTCGCGGAAGAGCTTCCACGCTGTGCTCAAGGAACGGGGCTTCACCCGCCTGGAGTACGACGAGGAAATCCGCGAGATCGAGGAGGAAGAGCCCTTGACCGCCATGGATGGCACCATGGGAGACTTGCCGGCAGACGGCCCACCCAGCGGAGGAGATACCAGTGGCGGAAGTGCGAGCGCTGCCGCAGCGTCGGGAGCGAACTGAGGCTGAGGAAGCCTTGTTCAAGGATCTGGCTGAATTCGCTGAGGATCAGCAAGAGGGCTCCCGCGTGGCGGGCTATGTGGCAACGGTCCTCTATGAGGATGGCTCGACGCGCACCGCGTCGTTCCGGCCCCGGCTCAGTGAGGACCAGGAGGGCAACCCGCTCTACATGGGTCGCGCGCTGTTCTGGGCCTGGGCACGCACGGCCCTGGACAAGCATCAAGTGTTCGGCGAAGCGGTAGACGCAGCGGACCACGTCCTCTCGGGGAACTGACATGGCCACCACGCCCCCAGAAGAGGGCGGTGCCAACGAGGCGCTCTTCGCCGCGCTGATCCGCCACCAGATCATGATGCTCCGTGTGAGCGCGGACTTGCGCCGCCGCATTCAGCGTCTGCTGGACGAGACGGAAGCCGACATCGCGGACAAGATCCGCTCGCGCCTGCTGGGCAACACTGGTCTGGAAACCCAGGCAGATGTGCGGCGCATGGAAGCGTTGTTGCGCTCGATCCGGAATATCCGTACCCGCGCTTGGTCCCAGGTGACTGACGAGTGGGTCCAGGAAGCGATGGCGATCGCGGAAGCCGAGCCTCGCTTCGTCAGTGCCATCATGACCACTGTCTCGCCGGTTGTGCTGGACCTGGTGCTCCCGCCTGTTGAGCAGTTGCGAGCTCTCGTTGAGAGCAATCCGTTCGAGGGTCAGACCCTCCGCGAATGGGCCAGCACGATCGCCCAGGCGGACTTGCGCCGGATCGAGGGCCAGATCCGTGCCGGGGTAATTGCAGGAGAGGGCTCCGCCGCCATTGCTCGCCGCGTCGTAGGCTCCGCCCGGCTGCGCGGCACCGATGGTGTAACCCAGATCACGCGGCGCGAAGCCGAGAGCATTACCCGCACGGCGGTCAACCACATCTCCAACGCGGCGCGCCGCGAATTCATCATCGCGAATGCGGACCTGTTCGACAAGGAGCAGTTCGTCGCAACCCTCGACGCGCGCACCACGCCGGTCTGTCGCTCCTACGATGGCGAGCGCTTCGACGTGGGCAAGGGGCCGATCCCCCCGCTGCACTTCAACTGCCGCTCGCTGCGCGTGCCGGTGCTCGACGGCGATGCCCTGGGC